GAGGGCCCAACCTAAGTATGGGTACCCCACTACCCACCCACTAGGAGTGAAGTAATGCATCCTGAAGCTTCCCGTATTCTCGCTAACATCCTCGTACTACTCGATAGTGGTCTGTTTAGGGGTAAGCACTGTGCTGCTGTACCTGAAGCAAGACTCTTTGTTGAGAACATGATTGCTGAGGGGAAAGCCAAGTCTGAGGCACAAGATGCTGAAGCCTAAGAACAAGGCTGATAAGCCCTCAGGCAACAAGCTGCCTCAACCAACGGGTAGGTTCTACACAGTCGCTAAGGACAGCCACTTGCTCTACAGCGCCTACCAGATCGACGTGGTTGATGGGGTGGTGGTTGAGGTTAAGTGCTTGTCTAGAGCCCCTGACTTACTTGCCAGCGCTGTTGGGTACGCCCAATCGGAGTTATGGGCCGCAAGCAAGGACCAGAAGTCGGGAGACCTTGATCATGAATGACCTCCTACAAGCGCTGCCGTGGCCTCTGGTCTGCGGTGCTGTGCTCTGGGTGGCCCATAAGCACGGAGAGCACTTTTGGGCTGCGAGGCTCGAAGCTAAGCGGCTCAGCGACCAGGACCGGCTCACCAAAGTCGAGGGTGAAGTTAAGGCGCTTATCCTTGCGCAGAACCTGAAGGGCCTTCGCAATGGCTAAGTTCACCAAGGGCGAGAAAAGACCTCCGAACGCGGGACGGAAGAAGGGCACGCTCAACAAGGCGACGACCTCCTTCAGGCAGCAGGTTGCCGAGCGGGGATTTAGCGTTGTAGACGCCGCTATTACCCTTCTCAGCGAAACCGAAGACGACGCGATCAAAGCCAAGATGATCGAGTTTATCGCGAAGTACTCGCACGTCATTCCTACCCGAGAAGAGGCCGATGAACCTGAGGACAGCCCGGAAGAAGAACTGAGCACCGAAGAGCTGGAAGAGCTGGCGCGTCTCTCTGGTCGTAGCAATGGCTAGCCCCGCCAGAGCTGTAGCCGCGCTCTGGAAGCGCGGGGAGCTTAACTACAAGCTTCGCCCTGAGCAGCAGGCTATCAAGGCACTTCTCGACAAGTCCGGGCGTGAGCTTGTGGTGCCGAACGTAGCTCGTAAGATTGGTAAGACGACTACCTGCGTAACGTGGGCCTGCGAGCAAGGCCGTAAGCGCAAGATGCATATTCGCTATGCTACGGCTTTCCTATCAGATTTAACTGAGTTCCTGCTGCCGATCATCGACATGGTCATTGCGGACTGCCCCGAGCATCTTCGCCCCGTCTACAATCAGAGCAAAAAGACCTACACGTTCCCGGGCACCGGCAGCGTGATCAAATTGGTGGGCTTGGACAAGAACAAGAACGGTCTCCGCGGCAACATCATCGATATCTTGATCATTGACGAAGCCGCCTTCGTCTCGAACCTAGGTTACCTCTACCGCAGCGTCATCATTCCGGCGACGAAGAACCGCCCGTTCAAGCTAGTGTTCCCGAGTACGCCACCCGAGTCCCCCGAGCACTTCTGGGCCTCCGAATTGGTGCAGAAGGCTAAGGAGCGGGGCACCTATCTTGAGATGACGTTGGACGCCGACGAGTCCCTAGCCCCCGAGGAGCGTAAGCGGCTTCTGGATGAGGTGGGCGGCGAGGATAGTCCGACTGCGCAACGCGAATACTTCTGCAAGATTATCGTGGATGTTACCCGTGCCGTGTGCGCCAGTTTCAAACCGGAGCTGCACGTTCGACCGGTCGTAGCAGAAAATGTCAAGTGGTGGCTGTTTGGGGATACTGGTGGGGTACGCGATAAGACGGTCTTCCTGGAAGTCGGCTACGACCACGCTACTCAGCTAGTCATGTTTAGATCGGAGTACGCGGTTGATAGGAACACCCCTACGACGAACATCATTGCCGGTGTAAAAGCGAAGTGGCCCGGCAACACCAATATCGTCCTGGACGCCTCAGGGCAGCTTCTGATCGATTATTCGTCGGCGGGGCTACCCGCGACGCTCCCGGCTAAGGACGAGTTCTCAGCAGGCCTTTTGTTGCTCCTAACGACGTTCCACAACAACCGGGCGATCATCGATCCCGCTTGCTCGCTCCTGATCAGGACTCTTCAGGGCGGGCTCCTCAACAAGCAGCGCACGGACTATGAGCGTACTGAATCTCTCGGACATTGTGACGCTGTCGCAGCGGCCATCTACGGCATACGGGGGGCCGACAAGGTTACCGATCTTCGCCCAAAACCGAAGACTGAGAACATTTTCTTTATCCCGAAAGAGCCGGACCACATCAAACAACTTAAGGGGCTGACCTACCGTGGATAACAATATTTACTGGTGTAACGCTCCGGTGGCGGAGATCGCAGCCCTGATTGAGAGTCACTTTACCGACTACCGCAAGTGGCAGACTGAGACGGGCTATGCCGATCGCATTATCACCAGCTTCAACGCCTTCTACGGCTTGAACAAAGACGGCACCGTACGGGTGATGCGCGACGAGCAGGACATCGCCAAGATCCGCGTGGCCCACATGAAGTCGTTGACACGCCGGCTGCATATTCTGGTCACCGAGAACAAGCTGGCCTTCCAGCCTCGCGCTGAGAGCAGCGATAGCAAGAGCCAGATTGAGAGCGACCTCGCTAAGGGGATCTGCGAGTACTACGCCGACGAGAAGGGCATGAATGACACGTTTAGCGATGCCGTGCTTGGGGCTTTGATCTGTCTTGAGTACTTCATCCACGCCCCATGGGATATCACTGAAGGCTACGAGCTGACTGCGGATGGAGAGCAGACGGTTAAGACAGGGGATCAGAAGTTTGAGTTGTTTGACCCATTCAACGTCGCCAAGTCCACCAGCCAGGGCCGGAGCCCGTGGTACATCATCCGCAAGAAGGTCAATAAGTACGACGAGGCGGCACTTAACCCGGACTTCGCCGCGGAGATCCTGGCTTCCGAGTGTACCCCGGACCTCTACCAGGATGGTCAACGCTCGCTGTCAGCATCGGCCCGCCAGAACGGTATCAATGCTGACGAGGATATGACCTACAAGTACCTGCTGTACCACGCCCGCACTCCCGCGATGCCTGACGGGCGCTACACGGAAGTGATCGCGGGTCAGGTGGTGGCTAACCGCTTCCTCAAATACTCGAATGTCCCTGTGTTCCGCCTTAGTGCGGGTGAGGTGTTGACGACGGTCTGGGGTGACAGCCCGACGGTAGACCTGCTGCCGTTGCAGCAAGCGCTGGACGCGATCTTCGGTGGGACACTGACGAACGTCCTCAATAACAACAACCAGCTTATCTGGTCGGCGGACCCCAATCTCATCACCCGTAAGATGGGTGACGGCCAGACATTGGTGACCTCGGCTTCACCACCGCAGGGCCTCAACCTTACGAATACAGGCTCCGAGGGCTACAAGATGATCGACATGCTGGTTAACCACCAGCAGCTCCTCAGCGGCGTCAACGATGTGGCAAGAGGCCACCCCACGGACAGCGTCACGACAGCCGGTGGTCAGGCCCTGATGATCGCCCAAGCGATTCAGTACGTCAGCGACTTGCAGAAGAGTTACGCCAGAGTCGCAGGCGACGTGTCTACGCAGCTCATCGATAACATCAAGCAATTTGCTACCGAGGATCTGACGGCCTATATCATCGGGGTATCCCGCAAAGGCGAGATCAAGGCCTTCAAGGCGGCGGACCTGATGCACGTCAAGCGCATTACAGTAGACCTTGGCAACCCCATGGTTCAGTCGTTTGCTGGCCGTAACGAGCTAGTCCAGGCTTGGCAGCAGCAGGGCATTCTCAAGGACCCGCAACAGATCATCAACTTCTTGCGCACCGGCGAGCTCGATCAGGTAACTGAGGACAAGTTTAGTGACTCGATCCTGATCCGCGAAGAGAATGAAATGCTGCGGAAGGGACAAAAGCCCACGGCCATCCTTACCGACAACCACGCGGAACATATCATCGGGATGAAGGGCATCATGTCGAGTCAGGAAGCCCGGGACAACCCGGAGATCCTCCAGAATTGGCTGGCGCATGCCCAAGAGCATATCGATTTGATGCGGCAAGTACCGCCTGACCTCGCAGCTGTGTTGTCAGGCCAGCCGCTGCCGCCCGCGCTGCCTCCAGGACCCGGCCCGGCCGCACCGGGAGCCCCCCAAGTGGAAGGCGCTCACCTGCCGGCTATGCCGCAGGGCACGCCCCCACAAGTTGCCGGTGACTATAAACAAGGGGTGCAAGCCCTACCTCCTCAACCGAAAGGACCACAACAATGAGTGATGAAGCAACTACCTCAGCGACTCCAGTCGCAGCCCCTGAAACGGCGTCCGAGACTAAACCCGAAGCAGCGACACCCGAACCCAAGAAGAAGGTCCCGACGTTCCGCAAGTACAAGGTGGGGAACGAAGAAGTGTCCCTCTCGGATGAGGACATCGCGCGCGACTACAGCAAGTGGAAAGGCGCGGACGCCAAGTTTCGGGAGGCTAGCGAAGCCCGCCAAAGCGTCGAGTCCTTCATGAAGGCGCTGGCCGAAGACCCTGAGTCGGTCCTTAGTGACCCCCGCCTCTCCATTGATCGCCGCAAGCTGGCGACGAAGTGGCTAGAGAAGCAAATCCAAGACGAGCTGACGCCTCCGGACCCGAGGGATGCCCGCATCGCCGAGTACGAGAAGAAGCTCAAGGATATCGAAGACCGCGACAATAAGGCCAAAGAATCCAAGGACGCCGAAGAGCGCCAAGTCAACCTCAAGGCCTCCATGGAGAAGATCGGTGGCGTGCTTAAGGAAGCGGGTCAGCTTACCCACCTGTCCGCGCACCCGGAGTCCGAAGCCGCTCTGATTCGGGAGATGGCTCTCTACATGCGCTCCGCTCGCGAGCAAGGCGAGACGCCAACGGCCCAAGAGATTGTGGAGCATATCCACAACAGCCGGTTCCAGCAGTTTTATACGCTGGCTCACCAGTTTGAAGGTGAGGAGCTGCTGGAGTTCCTCGGTGATGAGATCGCATCGCGAGTGGGAAAAGCCCACGTCGCACGTATCAAAGCCAAGCGCGAGGGTAGCCAAGGTGCAACGCAAACGCACCGAGAAGAAATTTCTAGCGCGGGTTCTGGTAGGAAACGCGCCAGTATGGACCCTCTGTCGGCTGCTCGCCATGCCGCCAAGCTGATGGGAGTGAAACGTTAAATAGCCCAACCTAGATTAGGAGCGACCATCCAAACGGACGTCACCCCTACCTGAGCTGAGCCTATCCCTTCGGGACGCCTCTGCAACCCATGAGTCGCAAAAGCATCCACACCCGAAGGGATTTTTCATGGCTACGACCAATACCCCTACTACACTTGCGTCCCGTCTCAAAGAAGTCTATGCAGACGGCCCGAGTACAATCGTCCCCAAAACCAACGAGCTGTTTGGCAAACGCTCC